ATGGCAGGCATCATTAAACGCAACAACAAATGGGTGGCCGTCTTCCGCTCCCTGGACGGCAAAGAGCTTCGGAAAACCACCGGCATCGACGTGGTTCCCAAGGCGCTGCTTCCGGGAGCCAATAAGAAATCAATCATGTCCCAGAATGAAGCCCGGGCGCGGCTGGTAGCCCAGGAGATGGAGAAAGAAGCCCGGTACGGGGTTTTCGACCTGGACAAGGTGAAGGCCATTGCCGGGGACCAGGCCGGCGTGCTGAAAGCCACCATGAACGGCATGACGGTGACGCGGTTCCTTTTTGACTGGCTGGACGGGAGGAAAAACAAGAAGCGGGCCTATGAGCGGGACGGCATGGCCGTTCGCCGGCTTCTGGCGTTCCTGGGGGACCGTCGGAATATGCCGCTGGCCGCCCTGAATAAAGGCATGGCGAAGGATTTTGTAGAAACGGAATTGGAGCGCGTTTCCGTCGGAACCGTCATCCGCTATGTGTCCACGCTGTCCACCGCGTTCAATGTCGCTGTAGACCGGGAGATCCTTTCCCGGAATCCGTTCCGGGGCGTCATGCCTTCCCGGGCGGACCACCAGGCGGAAAAGCAGCTGCGCGGCGCCTTCACCATGGAGGAAGTCAACACCATCATTGAACGGTTCCCGGATGAATGGCCGGATCTGGTACGGGTGTGCCTCTACACCGGAGGCCAGCGCCTCGGAGACCTGGCGACGCTGAAATGGGAGCAGGTTGACCTGAAGAACTCCTTTCTGTTCATGACCACGCAGAAGAGCCGGCGCCGCATGAACAAGCCGATCATCCATCCCTTGAAAGAGGTTCTGGAAAGGCGTCTGCTCAACCGGGTGAACGATTATGTATTTCCCCTGTCCGCGCTTCGCCATGCCCATGCCGGCGGACGTTCCGACAAGCTTTCCACGGAGTTCACGACGCTATTGAAAACGTACGGAATCATCCGAAAGATGCCCGGGGAAGTGAGAGGCGACCGGCACCGGCTTTCGGAAAAGAGCTTCCACAGCCTGCGGGCGACCGCCGTGACCGTCCTGCGCCTGGCCGGGGTGTCCCCGGATTTGTGCCGCTTCATCGTCGGCCACGACTCCGAAGAGATTGAACGGGTGTATTTCCGCCCGGATTCGGCGGACGTTCAGGAGGCCATGAGCAAGATTGCCGTCGGACTGGCCCGTTAGCCTTCCTTCCCTAAGACGATCATTTTGTTGACATCAACAAGATGATCCGTCTTCTTCCTTGTGGAACCGGTAACGGTACAAGGCGTCCATGGCGCGGGCGCGCTCGGATTTGGGAATGTTCGTAGGGCGCGGGTTGCCGAAGGTGACCATCCAGAATTCGGCGTATTTTTTCGGCGTTACGGCGATGCTGAACCAGTTCCAGGCTGTCCACTTCCCTTCCCTGTTGAAGGGCGTCCAAGGTTCGTCAAGCCTGATCCGCTCCTGGGGAAAGAGCCCCTGGATGGTCCGGCAGATCGTCAGGTCTTCGGGGGCGAGCGCGGGGATGTCAGCCTGCATCAGTTCCTCAGCCGCCAGTCTGGCCGCCCGTCCGCTGATCGCGTAACACGTCCCATAGGCGGAGCGTTCGGACGGGTGGCCGGGGACCTGGTAGCCGGAGGCGTGCAGAGACAGCCCGTTGCGCTGCATGTCGAGGATCCAGCCGCCCGACAACAGGAGCGTGTCGGAGTCGATTTTGACGATGACGTCTTCATCCTCCGCTTCCCCGGCCAGCGTGGAAATGATGCCCCGGACGCATTCCGGGCCGCGCAGGTTGCCGTTCCTTGTCCAGCCGGTTTGACGATACCGCGCACCGGCTTCTACAAGAGCGATTCTGGCACGTTCAGCAATGGGGGCGGATTCATCGTCCACCACCGTGATGACGGCTTCGGGGAGGGCCGCCGCGGCGCACCGGACACAAACGAGGGCTTCCTCCGCGTCTCCGGCATAGGTGAATAGATAGATTCTGATCATGGTGTTTGTTAAGCTGGTCCGTAGGGGTAGAAGGTGCCTCCGAAGACGGGTATCTGGATCATTCCCAGCGCGTACTGCGTCACCTGATCATCTTCGATGTCGGCTATCTGGAAAGAATAGTCGAAATTGACGCCAGGCTTTTTCTCTCCGAGCCTGATAGGATAGACGGTCCCCGGGATGCCCGAGACGTCAACGCCCGTCAATTTGGCGTCCTGGTCAAAGTGGACGTTGAGCCATACTTCCCCGCTGGTTTGGGGGATAGTCACCCAGGAAGAACCGGAACCGCCCCCCTGCGGGTATTTGCCGAGCAGCGAGCCGTTCAGGTAGAGCGCGCCGGGCTTCATCTGCGCCCCGGTGATGGCTCCCTCCGTATCTTTCTGCAAGCGCACTTGGAAGCCGTATTCCGGCGCGGGCGTGGATTCTCCCGTGGATTTGGTGATGTGCTGGCTGATGGTGGGGGATTCCGGCTTGGGGTCAAAGCCGTATTCCGTCGATTCCGGCGCCCCCTGCATGTTTTCCAGCGTGGAAGATGTGCGCGAGGTGGCATTCACGCGCTTCAATTCTACCCATTCTTCAATCCCTAGTTGTTCCGGCGCGCCGTAGGAAAGGGAAATCACGTTGGTTTGCAGGTCGCGGCTCACCGTCTGAATCATGGTGTTGATGTTCTGCCAAGCGGGGTTTCCTCCCAGCAGCGAGACGCGCCGGCCAATGTATTGGCGCGTCTGCGCTTCGCCAAGCGCGACAAAGGAAATAGATCCGTCCCACGGCAATTCCTGCATGGATTCCCATACCGTTTTGGCAATGTCCCCATAGGGCACTCCCTCCGATGGTTGCGGCGATTCCCCTTCTTCCGGCCCGTTGGAGGGCTGTTCCCCGTTGTAGATGCCGTCAATGGGGTAGCTCGCGTAGGGGCGGTCCATGGTGACCAGATCCACCGAGAATTCTTCCCAGAAGCAGGGCACGCCTCCCAGCGTTCCCACATTTTTGAATTTCTCCCTCCACTTGGCAGGCGCGCTTTCCGGGATGGCGAGACGCTGCTTGACGGTAGCGTTGCACCATTGCGGCCTGATGGATTTCGTGTGAATCTGCCCGTCCGTCAGTTCATAGCCTGTAGCGGAGGTGTTGTAGCCTTTCGGATTTTCCTCCGCTCCGTCCCAGGGCTTCCCGGTGATGGTCGGGTCCTTGTCATAGACGGCAATGGAACCTACATCTTTCATCCACGGGAAATGACGCTCCCAGAAACTCTTGATCATGTCGTTCTGGTTAATTTTCCGCCCCCTTACTTTCATGCGCTGGTAGGACAGGCTGCCGGCCCGGGTGCCCTGCACCGGCTGCGGATCTTCTACCGGGGAACCGGTAGAACTGTATTTAGAATAGTAGAAGTCTACTGACGTCCGGTAAACGATGGAGTGCGGCAAGGTCGGGTCCCCGTCTTCCGGGTATTTGGACAGGTAGGAGACGCGGTAGCCGTTGCTTCCGGTGGTTTCTGCGACGATAGCCACGCAGGGAGGCACGAGGTCGCCGCGTGGGACCAGGGAAACGTCCATGGCTTTAATCTCGCCGGATGGCTGCAAGGGAAGCGAAATGGGCGTCAGGGCGTCATAGTCCGTGATGATGAGTTTGGGGCGCGCGCCGCTGTAGTCATAGTAGGAAACCATGCGGGGCGACCAGCGGCGGATGGATTGAAGGAGGCTGCCAATCGTATCACAGGAGGCGTTCCACGGAATCAGCATCTTGTCATCGCTGATGCGTAGTTCGTAGTCCGCCGGGTGATGCTTGGCTAGGTTCAGCACTCGGGAGAGCGCGGCGGAAAGGCTTATCTTCGGAATGATGCCGCCCCCGCCGCTGACTTTATTCCACATGGAAAAGACCGGCTTCCATTCGGAATCCAGGGCAAAGCAATGTTCCAGCCAATACCAGGGATCGGAAAAGACGATTTTCCACGCACGGGAAGAGCCGCTGTAGGTCTTTTCGATGCTGGAAACGAGGCCGGATAGAATGGTGTTCCCGTTTTGGGAAATGGTGACAGTATCGAACTGTTGGAAGGGCAAGACCTCCCCCAGCGTTCGCACGGGATAAACCGCGGTGATGGCGGAGGCGGAAAAGCTTTGCTGGTCGTGGGTCAGGCTGGACGGCTTGAGCGCCAGCAAGTCATTGATGGTGATGTCGTGGTTCCTGCTGCTTGTAAAATGGTTAGTGGTTTATTTCTTGTCGGCGATCTTTTGGAGCAACGTCAGAACCTTCGCACACCAGAAACAGCCAAGGCAGGAGAAGGCACCTGATAACAAATAGATGAAGGCTAGTGGAAACTGATGATGATAAAAATTGATTAAAAATAATACAATACCAGCAATAATCGTCATTGCTCCCACTACTTGAAACAACCCCTCTACTGTAATTTTTAGAGGCTCTTGCTCATTCACCCAAGCAGGTTTTTTCTCTCTCTCATCTAAAATAAATTCAACAAATCGTTTCTTTTGTTGCCGCTCCGTTTCTTTTTCTTCTGATTTTCTGTTGGTGTTTTTGGTCAGATGATAAATCCTTCCAAAGGATAGCCACTCCTGACCTCCTTCAGGGCAAACGAGAGTTTCTGACAAGATTTTCCCTTCCTTGTACAAGGCTTCAAGTTCTTCAAAAGAGTAGGGGCCCTCAGCATTGTTTGAGTTGGAAGCGACGTAATAATTAGCCATAGAGGTATGGTGCTATAAACCGGCGTTAGTGCAAGCCTAAAAGCTGGTTAATAGCCTCCGGCAATCCTGTTTATCCCTGTTTGCAATCTTCCGTTGCCCTTCTGTACTATTTTCAAGATTTCCTCGAATTTAGCATCTACATATTTTTTCGTATCTGCCTGCACGGCATTTACCTTGCTCGCCTGTGCTGTTGCTATGGTTTGTAAATAATCCATCAATTTTTTTGAGTATTGTCCATTTTCTCTCAATACGTTTTCCATAACATCAAACACGCCTTGAAGCTCGCTGGGGTCGATTTCCGTATCTTTGTCCGAAATGCTTTCCGCAAGGCGTTTCTTCCCTGCATTCAAAGCTTCGCGGGCAGCTGCAATCCGGGCGCGTTGCTGGGCGGTAGGATGCTCGGGTACGCCTTCAAGGGCAATGCCGCGGATCATCGCCTGCTGCCCCTCGGCGGTCTGCTTTTGAGCCTCCCTTTCGGCCCGTTCACGAGCCTTCTTTATTTTTTCTTCATTTCTTCGGGCTTCCTCTGCTTCTTCCCTGTCTCTTTGCATGTTAAATGATTTAACCTTGCCGGCGTCTATTTGGTTTTGAATAGCATCGGTTTGTTCCATGTTTTTGATAGATGCTTCGGTCGAAGCCATTGCATCCCCCAAAGACCCGGCTTTCTCTGTTAAATCATCGAACTGTTTTTTCGCGGCGTCCGTATTCTTCTTAAACTCTTCTACTGCAACTGATGCTTGTTTAAAGCGACTGTTTATATCAGATCCTTGGCTATAGTCGAATTCAAGATTTACGCCGCCGGCTCTTAACAAATCCTGATATTCATTCAATTTGGATTGAGTATCATTTAATCTTGCTCGCGCTGTTTCACGAATAGACGTTAGATACTGTTTTTCGTCTTGAAGTTCTCTCAAATATTTTACAGGGTCTTCTACCCCTGCTGCTATTTTCGGTGCATTTTTTTCTAATTCCTCTAATTTGCTATTGAGATTATCAATACTCCGCTGAGCACGTTCTTGCTGCTGCAAAAGTCCAAGAACATTTTGAAGAGAAGGAAGGTTCCCTTGTTTGAACTGCATATCAAAAGCATGAGCTTCCGCAGCATCTCGGGCCTTGACTGCCTCCGAAAGCTGTTTGCCAATATCCATGTAATTAGCCTGCTCCACGCCTAAATCACGCTGTCTGATTTTCTGGTCAAGATTCTGATCAACCATCATCAAGCCGTAATCCCGCTGCCTCTTGGTGATTCTTCCTTCCTGGTAGTCATTCTCCAAGTTAACGCGGTCAAGCTCCGCCTGGCGTGTATCAACGCCTTTCTGGCGGGCCGCTTCCTCCCGTCTCAAGCGAATTTGTTTTTCAAGCTCTTCCGTCTGATATTCAAATTCCCGGGTAATGCCCTTTACATAGTTTTGATACTCTTCATTAACGGTCTTGGTGCGTTCTTGCTGGTTGAATTCCTGCAAAGCCTGATAACTTGCCCGGATAGCCTGACGAGAAGCTTCGGCAATCTCTTTGCTATGCTCCTTCATTTTTTTGGCGAGATCCGCCGACTTGTCTTCCGTCTTCCCCATCCATTCGTAAAGCTTCGCCCCGGCGAGAACGGCAAGCGACATCGCCCCGGCCAGACCTGCGCCGCCTCCGAAGCCCATCACCAGCCCCGGAATATTGTTCATGATGCCCCGGATGCCGTACTGTAAGTCATCGAAGAAGTAGGCAGCCTGCAAGGCCCCCTGACCCATGTTCTTCACGCTCCTGGTTGCCTGCTTGCTGTCTTTATCCAACTGCTCCGTAGACTTGTTGAGCGCGTCGATCTGCTGTTTGGCTTCTTCCACGCCTTTTCCGTCCAGCGTGGACTTGAGTTTGATTTCGATTTCTTTCTTGGTGGCCATGGTGGTAGATGTGGAGGGTTATCGTTGTTGGCGGGCTTCTTCGATGACGAAAGCGGGCAGTTTCCCGGCGGTGAGGGCGTTTCGGGATTCATCCACGCGTTTCTGCAAGGATTCCAGGAGCATCATATCCCGGATGATGACGCCGAAGGCATGGGAGGGATCAACGCCGGCGGCTTGAGAGGCAGTAAAGACGCTTTCCTTCAATTCCTGCACCGCCTGGTTCAGGTTCGGGTTCTTGCCGCACTCTTCGGCAAATTCGATGAAAAGCCGTTCTATTCCGTTTTGTTGTTGTTTGTTCATGATGGATTATTCTGTTAAGATGGGTATTCGGTGGAAGTGTAGCGGATGACGAGGGATAATCCGAACGTACGTCCGGGCGCCGTGGCTGCCGCGGGATAGGACTCATTTCCGAGACCGTCAAACGCCTGCGGATTGGACAGCATCACATGCTGCTCATAAATGCCGTTCTGGTTTTCCACGACCAGCTGCCAGTCCGAACGGATTTCCACGCCGGGCGAAAACGTCCATTTCACGTTCCCGCCCGGCGTGGAAACCGCCTCGCTGCTGGTCGCTAGAAGAGAGGCAGACCCGTTTTCCACCCGGTAAAGCGTTAACGTGCCGGAATTGGCGCTGGTGGGTTTCGTCGTGATGATTTCCTGAAGCGTCAGTCCCTTTCCTTCGGGGTTGCCTTCCGGGAAGTCCGGATAAACGTCCGAGGGAATAAACCTCCATGAGGAATAACTCATCGGATTATCCGAGTATTCCCCTCCGGGCGGGGGAAGCTGATGATTTCGGGTGACCAGTCCTGCCCTCAATACGCGGATTGTCTGTCTTAAGCCGGAATCCGCCTGTGTCACGGAAACGACGACGGAGCCGGCCGCTCCTTCATTGGGCGCCGCGGTTAACGTGAAGGACCCGTTATTTCCGTTCGTGATATCGGAGATGACAACGGAAGAGCTGGGAGAATTGGGCGTCCAGTCAACGCTGACTGCTCCCGGGTCATAATAGGAAGTCACCTGGACCTGGTAGCTTCCGCCAATAACGGGAACCTGTACCTGGGTTGGAGCAAGGCTGAATGAGTAAGAGGGTTGAAGCTGACGAAATTCAACCTCAACAGCCTGTCCTGTTCCGTCCTGAATGACCTGGAGCGACATGGTCCTGTCCTGGTCTCCTTCATTGGCCGCGACGATAACCTTGAATGTCCCGTTGTTGCCGTTGACGATATCGGAAACGGTTAATCCTTCGGAAACGTCGGCAATCTGCCAACCCTGCCCTACCGGTCCAGGGCTGAACGACGATTCCACATTAATGGTGTATTCGCCTCCCTTGACGGGTACGTCGAAAGAAGAGGGCGTCACGCTGAATATCCAGTTGGAATTGTCCGGGGTCCGGTCGGTGACCGTCATGGTCAGTGTGACCAGCAGGCACAGATAGCCGTCTTCGGGAGACGGCGGAGGAACAAAGTTCTCCGTCTCAAACTGGTAGCCGGTGATGACGGCGGCAAAACGCCATTGCGGCTGGTCGGAGAACTGCAGGTACAGATAGCCGTTCTGGTTGCTGGCCAGCCACAGGGCAAGATTCTCCTGCCAGGAAGCCATGTCCTGATAATCCGTGAACCAGCGGTAAAACGCGATGGTGCGCTGCTCCACGGCGCTTCCCAGCCCCTGCGCGAACGCCCGGGGACCGTCTACCAGCGACGTTTCAAATGCCTCCATGGATCCGCCGAAACGTGGAGGCTCCGGCGTATCGTCCCAGAGGTTGAGCAGCTGGATCTGGTTGCCGGCGGCGGAAACGTAGCGCGCCGCGTAGGGTGCCTGGTAAGTCATGGGCGGTTACTGGTTGATATAGTCCTTCACCCCTTCCGCAATGGCTTCGGCAATGCGGCCGGGATGGTCCTTCAAAATAGAGGCGTTTTCAGGATTGGTGATGAAGCCGCATTCGCACAGCACCCACGGGCAGCGGGTCTTTTTCAGGACGGCGAGGCCCGGGCGCGACTGCACGGTGTTGGCCCGTCCGGGCAGCAACCGGGAAAGAGGTTCCGCGATGCATATGGCAAGCCGGCTTCCTTTAACGCTTCCCGGGTAGAAACATACATGGGCGCCATGCGGAGCAGGATTTGGAACGTAAATGAGTTCCTTTCCTTCGTCTGTTTCAACCGTTTTTTCGGTGCTCGCGCTGTCGCAATGCAGGGAAATGCCGAAGTCATAGCCTCCTTCGTTGGCGACCTTGACGGTGGCGTTCAAGTCCTGGGAATTGGTCATCTTCGGAAAGTCAATCACATCCACCCGGGCTCCCAGCCGTTCCAGCATGGGGGCGAGGCGTTCGGCGATCGTCGCCGCGACGGCGTGTTCTTCAAGCCCGTTCCCGCGGGCCCCGGTGTTGTTGGCATGGCCTATATCAATAGCTATTTTCCTGATTATTCTCCTTTAATGGTTGATTGTTAATATGATTGAACTTGTAAGAAAAACTTTACAGTTACTGTTTATCCAGACGGCGTTCAATGTTTTCGATGCGAACGGACAAGAGTTGAATGGCTTTGGCGGTCTCGACCTGCGCCTGCGTCTGCATGGACATCAAGTCAAGAATCCTGTCATTATGGTGTCCCATCACCTCCCCGATGTACCAGCAGGCAGCACCACACGTGACCAGCGACAGCATGACGCAGGCCACGAGGGGCGACGTTTTCGCAAAATCCAGGAAATGAGCCGGCACTTCGGAGAGTTTGCACATGGCCTTATTTCTTGGAGGGGATGACCTGCACGACGGGCGGAACATCCGTAACAGGCTGGGCCTGACTGTAGGAGATATGTCCCGGTTCCAGCACCAGGCAGGAACCGTCCTTGCATACCACCGTCTTTTCCGGCGTCACGTCCACGGAATGACCGCAGCCACCCAGCAGAGCGGAAGCCGCATAGGCAGCACCTGCTAGGACTACCCACAAAAGGCGTTCCCACCACTTCAGGCCGGTTTTAGTTTTGCTTTTTTCGTAGGCATCTTTCATGCCCTGCTTCCCCGCCTCAAGGGCGGCCTGCTTTTGCTCGTCACTTAATTTACTCATGGTTTTGCTTTGTGAAGTATTTGAAAAAATCCACGGCGGCAGGGTCGGTAACAATGAACTCCGGGTAATCACGGGAAGTGAACACCCTCCGCCCGCCCTGCGGATTGACGGCCTCAACGGTCAGTTCCACGGCTTCCTCCGTCCGCATCGGGTCATCCTCCTCCGGAGCGTAAAACTCTTTCAGCCGTGCCCACACCTGCACCGCCTGCCAGTCCTCACCCATGCCCACCAGCGCGGCAACTACGGCGGCCATTGCCGGGGCATGGTCCGCTGGTATCTCGTCCTGCGTATAGCGCGCCGGAGGTCTATATCCGCCCTTGTCCTGATAAATGGGCGTCAGAGTGAATTCCTGCCATGTTCCAGGCTTCGGAAACTGAATTTGTATTTCTGCGTCGTTCATCATTAGAGAGGTATGTTAATGTCCACAAAATCTGCCGTTTCCTCGGATTCAATGGCATTCGTTCCTATCGCGTCCAACCCGTAGAAAAGCGGGTTGATATTCCCCGGCTGGTAATAGGCATATTCGCCGGGCCCGGCGTTAACGGCTGCCGTTCCGCTGGTGGTGTTGATCACGTCCGTCACCCACCTGGAAATGCCGACGCCAGTCTCAAAATTGGAGACGCCGCGGCAGGTGGCAATTTTGTACAGGTTGTTGGTTTGCGCTCCCGTGACCATCAGCCATAGCCCTCCCAGGTTTTCATAAACGCTGCTGCTGGCAACCGCCTGCTGCTGGTAAATAATCTTGCAGACCGTCCACGGGATGGGTTCGTTATGTGCCGCAGGAATAAAACTGGTCGTCGTCTTGACCTGCCACCCATCCGTGGAATTGAGCGCGTAAATCTCACGTACGCGCACCGTATAGCCGTTGCGGGCCGTGTCTCTCACATTGTCAAAGGTGATGTCCAGAATCTCCCCGAAATTAAAGGCCAGGCCATTGCCGGGAATAATCGTGTAGGAATCCGTGGTCAGGTCCGTCCTGATTGTTTTCGCTCCGCGCCCGAAGCCCATCGTCACCTTCGCGGCTGCAGTGGATCTCCAGACAAACGAAAAGCCGGCCCAGGAAGAGTAATTCCATTGGGAAGAGGGACCTTCAAAGGGAGCCTGAATGGTGGTGTGAGCTCCCGCGGGAATACCGATGCGGGCCATCTGCCAGGGAACCGTTTTAGTAATTGTCGCCGTCCCGGTCGTGGTCAGGGAGTCCGTATTCAGAAACGCGGCTGCCGTATAAATATTGGACGCACCTCCCATTCCCGCGGCATAAAGCCGGTTGACGCCGGATTCGCTGGTGGGAGCGCCCACAGCCAGCGGGACATTGATCCCGCCATTGGCGTTGACGGTGCTTGAAAACGTGGACGCCCCCGCGCAGTTGAAGCTGGCGCCCTGGGAAATATTCAGGATGCCGGATTCTACCATGAATGTCCCTCGCAGCCAGCCGCCCGATTGGAGATCAACGGACTGATAAAACCGGGTGATTCCGTAAATCTGGTTCAGGGTCCCGGCGCTTCCGCTTCCGTCCGGGTTGTTGACGACCAGAGGCCCGTTGATAGTAGCCGATTCAGCGGTCAGGGCTCCCCCGATGTTGACGTCGCCGACGTTGGACGTCAGCGTCCCGGGCTCTCCCTTTTCCCCTTGTAGTCCCTGGGGTCCTGCCGGACCTTCCGGGCCCTGGGGGCCCTCCGGGCCTTGAGGCCCCGCCGGTCCTGTATCTCCCTTCGGTCCCTGCTCCCCGGTTTCGCCCTGCGGCCCGCGTTCCCCGGTTTCGCCGCGTGGACCTTGCGGCCCTTCGGGGCCGGTTTCTCCACGTTCACCCTGCGGGCCTGACGGTCCCTGAGGACCAACATCCCCGCGGGGAATCGTGAAATTGAGCAGATAGGATCCCACTTCGGACCCCTTGACGGCTTCCGCGTTGGCGGGCGTCCCCGGTTCCCCGGTGGTGACCTGACCCACGGACAGATTAAAATTCTCGGCGTACTTTTTGGCCTGCTCCGCGTACCAGGCGGCGCTGGACGCGTTGTCAAGCATGACCTGCACGCATCCGCTTCCTTCCGGCAGCTGCACGACGACCGCGCCCGCCACGGCCTGCTGTTCGTCCGGCAAGTCAGGCGTTACACGGCCCGCAGAAACAAAGCATCCGTAGAGCAGCGGTCTTTCCTCGTTTCCGTCGTCCATGAAGACGTCGTAGGACCACCTGCCCGCAGGCACCGAAGCCCAGGAAAGCACGCCGTTACCCTCATCGTCGCGGGAAAAGCCGAACTCGGCGACGCCTGTCTTGAGACGGACAGCGCCGCGGAGGGTGACGCCGTTCATGTCGACGGGATCCCCCTGAAAATCTACCACACGGACGACCAGCGACTGGTTCAGCCCCGTGACGGTCCGGATATCGTATTTGCCTGCCTGCTGCCTGGGAAAAAAGAGGATGCGGGGGCGCAGCGCGCCCCCTGGTGAAACGCGTCAGGAACCCGGAGTCGGCGTCACGTCCTGCACATTGGAGGGCGTGAACTGGTACTTGCCGCGGTAATCCATTTCGAACTCGAACTGTGGTGAAGCAATCGCCGTGGTGTGCTCAGGGTCCTGCAGCAGGCGCAAGGCGCCATGCGCCGTTCCGACCAGATAGATCGTGCCGACGTCGTTTTGGTACCAGAAATGAAGATACCCTTCGATCTTGTTGTCGCCGCCATGTCCGACGGTGGTCGATTCCTCGCCATTAGCGGGAGGCGCTCCCAGGGCGAAAGACAGCTGGAACCATTCGGGAGACATGTCCGGCGTGGTGAAGGTCATCCGCTTTCCGGTCGTCGTGTTCTTGCGCTGCTGGCGATATCCCAGCGCGCCGCCGTAAAAGCGCGTTACTTCCCCTTCGACCTGGGTGGCAACGGATTGGAAAGCCCCCAAAAGCCCGAAACTCACCCAGGGCTGTTCAGGCCCGGCTGTCGGATCGGCGGGCGGAGCCGTGGGAGGCGTCGGAAACTGGTCCGGTCCGGTGACGTAAGAAGCTCCCTCGTCTTCGGTCACTTTGATGCCGTCGGGGAGGAAAATCGCCAGCACGCCGGTAATCTGCGGCGTGACGTTGCGGTTCGTGAATGTGGGTTCGTATGTAGTTGCCCTGGTGCTTGAAATGGTTAGTAGATGATGGATGCCTTGCCGTCGGCTTCCAGTTTATCAGCGAGTTCTTTTGTAGCACGGATGCGCGCCCCTTTCAAGAAGGTTGAGCGCCCTATCCTCACTTCTTTGGCGAGAATGAGAATGTTCGTGTCGATGACGGCGGCCTGCTCCGTCTTCTTCTCCGGTTCGGTGTTGGCTGCAGTTGCTTTGCTCATTTGATGTCAACGAGGTTGAGGGTGGACAGAGCTTCCGCGACGGGCGCGGGAAGTTCCGGGGTGTCGGTTTTCATGGAGAGGCTGAGAACCAGCCCTCCGTCCAGTTCGGTGCGAGTGCGAATGACCCGCACGGCCTTCTTGTCAGTTGTTTTCTTCTTTTCGTCCGGTGCGGACGGCGTTTTGCCGGCGGTTTCGGAAGATTCGTCCGGCTTCGGGGCGCTCTTCCGCACGGCCTTCTTGTCAGTTGTTGATGTGTTCATTGAATTGCGGATGGTTTCTCATGTTAATATTAACCGGGACACGGTAATCCACGGTCAAAACGTTCATTTGCCTCTTCTCGCCGTCAATGATGGCGGAGGAGGAAAAACGGCCTTTGATTTTGGGTTTCATCATCGCCGGTGCGGAAAAGGGAAGAGGATTCCAGTTCCACAGGGCTTCTTCAATCACGTCCCCCACCGCCCGAAGATAATAATCAGGCGTCAGGCATGCCGCCGGGAACAGGGATGCGTTGTGATAAATGGAGGCGATGATGAAATACTGACGCCACATCGTCGGCGCTTCCGTTTGTCCGTTCCCGTCCTGGTATTCTGCCGCGTCCCCGGGGCACACCAAAACGACGCCGTTGTTTCCCATCGCCGACATGATGATGTCATTGGCGGCGTACTGTGGGTCGAAGGGCCGTTCGAAGATGTGACAGTTCAGCGCTCCCAGGTTCTTCAGGCGCTCAATGATGCGCCGGCACATGGTCTGGTCGATGGAGGGGATCATGGTTCGTTTCCGATGTTGGCAAGGTAGGTTTCCGCGGCGCGCTGCGCCATCCGGTCCATCGTCGGGAGAATTCCCGGCGTGGGCGGGATCGTGACTTCGCGGCACAGCACGTAGAGCACGTCGCCCGTTCTGGCTCCCTGGCGGAACAGTTTGCGGGCCGCTTTCTTTCCGGTGGCTGATTGCGCCGTCTTGAGGATGAGGACGCCGGTCACATTGCCGTTGCGTCCTCCGTTCTTGGAGGGGATGAATTGCAAGTCCTCTTTGCGGAAGCCGGCGCTGTAAATGCTTCGGGCCCCGCCATGGCCGCGGGGGGCGTTGATGGTGGGGATAGCCAGGGCCCGGATCGGGTTCCCGGTGATTTCCGAGGTGCGCCCCGTGGGGCGAAGCGGCCCGCCCAGATAACCCTGCGTGCCGATCCAGTGAAGACCGATGCCGCTCCAGGCGATGGAGACGCTGACGCCCTCGGCGGTTTCTTCCATGGTCGTGGCGTCCGCCGCGCCGTCGTAGTAGTCCTTGCCCTGCTGGCGCAGGGTTTCCTGAATGAGCAGGCTCAGGGCGACGCCGGCCTTGCGGATGGCGGTTTTGTGCCGGGCCGCGGACGGCTCCATGTCGGCAAACGCCCGGTCAATCTCGGACTGGTCGATGTGGACGGTTACAGCCATTTGGAGGGTAAAACGTAAGGGGTGGGCAGTTCCACGCGGAGAGCTCCGGCAACGTCTTCCACTTTCTTGACGTGCCCGGAGGTAAGGCGCCAGGTGAATTCCCCCTCTTCCTTCCGGGATACGTGGATATACTGGCGGGAGGACGCGGCGGCCACGTCTGCGGGCCGGGCGTACCAGACGCCTTCCGGCTCGGAGGACAGGCGGTCCAGCAGGCGGTCCAGGTAGAGGGCCGCCAGCGTTCCGGCCACGGCTCCCCCGGCTGCCGCCAGGCGGAAGGCCTGGGCCTGCCGCAAGGGGATCTCTTCCGGGAAATCCCCGGACAGGACTTCCGCCAGTTCCGCGTCCGTGTAAGGGCGCGTGCCGTTCGGGTCCGTGTAGGTAAAGGTGGTATCGCCGTCGTTCCCGGTCTTGACGCGCACGGCGTCTTTCAGGATGCGGCGGATCTTGTTCCTGTTGGATTCCGTCACGCCTTTGGCGTTGCTTTCCAAGGTGGCGTTGAAGCTGGCGGGAGCGGGACGGACGCGCGACACGTCCAGACCGGCCGCGCGGGCTTCTTCGGCGCCCACGGGGGCAATGTTCATGCCGGACAGGTAGTCAAAGGGCGGGTAAGGCGTGCCGAACCGCGAGAGACGCACCCAAATATCGGAGGCCGCCAGTGCATAGCCGACAGTTTCTCCGCGGATGAAGCCGGATGATACCGCTTCCGTGGCTTCTTCTTCCAGTCCGACCCGGGCACGGTTCCAGCGTTCGGCCCAATAGCGCGGGTCTTCCCGCCCCTGGGATCGGTAAAATTTGAAGGCGGCCGTGTCTTCGTCCTGAGTCCAGTTGTACCAGTTCCGGTAGCCGTGGGCCATGGCCGCGTTTGTTTCCATAACAACCTGGATGCGGACCCAGGAGGACAAATCCTGAATGCCTCCCTGCCCCGTCGCCGGGGGGCGGTAACCCTGCTGGCGCAGGGTTTCGCGGATGGCCCGCTGCGCTTCCTCGTAGCTCAAGGCCCCCGAGGCGACCTGGGACGCCTTGTCCTCAAAATCGGACAGGATGACGCCGGGTTCCACCCCGGACACGAAGAAGGCGCGTTCGGCGTAGTCGTTGGCAATCATCTCCATTTGGGCGGCGGTCATCATCGGTAGGTGCTTCGCATGGGGTTGAACCAGGGTCGGCGCGTGTAGCGCGGCATCATGTAGGCGGGATCCGCGGGCGCGGAACCGTCCACGCTTTCCGGCAGCATGTCCCCTTTGGCGTAGAGCGCCAGCATCGCGTCCGCCGATTCGGCGGTCTTCTGGCGCGTCTCGGTCAGGTTGAGCTGGTAGCGCAGGTAGAGCTGCCGGATGATCAGCGGCCATGCCAGAGACCGCATGCTTTGCGGGATGTCGTACATCCCGCTGTTCTGGAGCGATTGCCGCAGGGCGAGGTTGTTGGCCAGCGCCCCGCGGATGGTCATGCAGACATCGTTGACCGCCTCCATCATGACGTCCCGGTAGTCCAGGCTGCGCTGCTCCCCGGCGGTCACCAGGGCGTCGCGTTCGGCGGTGTTGAGACCGAGCAGCCGATCGGCTTCATCGGTGGAAATCGAGGACCAGGCAGGAAAGGCGGACATGATGGAGGCGGGGTTGGGGTTAATCGGCGGAGGCCGTCGCGTCGATGCGGACGATGGCGCTGGGGTTCGTCAGCTTGGTCAGCGAGTAGACGCGGTTGGTGACGAGCGTCAAGGCCGGCGTCGGCTTGTATTCAGTGATGACTTCGCGGCGAAGCTTGCCGGAAAGCCCGAAGGTTTTGACGGCGGAGGCGTCGAACTGCGTCGGGGAGTCTTCCTTGTACAGGACGTAGACTTCGTTTTCCATGATGGTTTTCGCGTCGCCGGAAGCGTCGCGGTACGGCATGGAGGCGATGTAAATATCCCGGATGGGCCGGATCAGAGCCATGCGAAGCAGGTCTTCATTGAACAGGCCGACGCTGTTGAAGGAAACCACCTGACGCGCCAGCGGATTGGATCGAAGCAGCTGCCATGCGTTGACGCCGAAGACAATCGTGGTCGGGAAGTGTCCGGTTGCGGCGTTGATGGACAGGATCGCCTTGTCCAGCTGATCCAACGGGTTTTTCTGCGGGTTGGCCCAATCGCCCATGCCGGAAGCGGCCGGAAGCTGGCTCATCAGCAGCTTGGCGCGCTCATATTCGTAGGACGTCACAAACTGTGATTCGATGAGTTTGTATTCCGCCAGGGCGATGGCCTGCGCCTTTTCCAGGTTGACGCCCAGCAAAGCGTCCGGTATGGGCAGCGTCAATCCGTAACCCTGAAGGGTGTCTGTTTCGTTTCTGCCGCGCAGGACGGTCTGGCGGGGAGGTTCGCCCGGCCCCACCTGGATGGGCTGGACGGTGAAGGCCGATTCCGTGTCCCAGACCTTGTACTGGAAATTCAGGTCATAGACCGGGACGATCGGAGCGATGCGGCTGATGATGGAGTTCTCTTCGGTGTTGCCGGACCCCGCGGAATAGGAGGTCAGGACATCGGTGAACTGAACGGCGGAGCAAAATGGAGTAGCCCTTGTTCTTGGTCTTTCTGTTGGTTGGGGTTAATAGTTAGGCTGCGGCGACCTGGTAGGACGGGACGAATCCGATTTCCACAAGGCCCTGTTCCCACTGTGCATGAATAACGCGGGCATAGACGGTTTCGCCGCTGGCGGCGGCCTTCCATGTCCCGTTGGCCGTGATGGTGACGGGCGTTCCGGCGTTGATGGTTCCGGGCGTGTCGGATAGAGCCGCCTTGATGAGGCCGGCATACATGCCGACGAGCGCGGCGACGCAGGTTCCCTTGTTGGGCTGTCCCTGCAGGACGACGCCTAGCAGCTGCTCCTGCGTGGGGATAGTGGACAACGGAGTTCCGACAAATTCAGGGATGTCGGGATTCGCGGTCAGCGCCACGACGGTTCCTTCCTGTCCGCACAGGTCAACGCCTTCCGGGGCGTTGAAATAGACGATGGCGCTTTTCTGGGTTACGTTGAGTGATGGCATTGGGTTTGATCAGGTTGAATAATTAACGTTGGGCGGAGACGATGAAGCCCTCTTCGGTCGCCTTCTGGTAGGCGTCATAGCGCTTCATGCCGTCCTTGATGAGTTCGTTCACACGGTTGTTGATTCCGTCAATGGATTCCTTCTTGCGGAATGGGTCAGGGGGATTCAGGGTCGCGCGGCGGTTCAGAGGCGTCCTTTGCGGAAGCTTCTTCTGCTCCGGCTGCTCCTGTTTCTGCGGGCCCGCCTGGCGGTTGAGCGCGCGGATAAAGGCGTTCAGTGCGGCGGGGCTTTCCCGGAGAGAGTTTTTCAGCTCTTCCCGGCGTTCTTCCGTGAATTCCTCGCGTTCTTCCTCGTCCAGCGCGTTTTCGTACGTGCTGACGGCGTCGTCCACTTCGGCGTTCACGTGGTCTTTCTCACGCTTTTCCAGCGAGAGCAGTTCATCAAGTCGTCCGAGGATCGCCCTGCTCATGTCGTCGGTGCCGTCAAATTCGACATCCAGCTTGTCAAGCAGGGAATCGAACAGGGCCCGCTGGGCCTTGTCCATTTCCTTGGACGGATATTTTCTATCGTCGTTGTCCATATTGGTGTTCTGGGTTGTTTCCCCCTCTTCGGGGCTTTTGTGTTCGCCCCCGGCCTCGTCGGAGGCGGGGGAAGTCTGTCGGTTGACCAGAGGCCGCTTTCCCTTGATGCGTGGACGGTTGGTCAGGGCAAAGCCGGTCAGGCGCGAAGGACGGTAGACCCCGTCCGACAAGGTCATCCCTTCGCCATATTCGGTGGATGATTGCGTGTATTCCTTGTCCTGCAGCATCTTTAGGCCGCGCGGCGTCCATTCGATGAAGCCGTAGAGTTCCAGCGTGCCGGAAGGGTCGCGGTAGGTGTCCAGCCTCTTGAGCCATCCGAGGGCCCGAGTATCGCGGGAAAGGTCGTGGCTCAGGTGGTCGCCGTCGATGAGCATGCCCGGGCCGTCAAAGGTGCGGGCGTTGAAGTCGTCCACCATGTCCTGGATCGCCTGCTCGTCGACGCGCAGCACGGCGGGTCCTTCGCCGTAGTCGACGTCATGATCCCCGCTCTTCTCGACGTGGAACCAGCCGTTGGCGGGTTGGGAGAGGTCATTGATTTGTTTCGTACTGATCATCGGTAAATCCTTTCATGAGTCCGGCGTAAATCATTTGCTGAAGCTGCTCGTAGGCGTCGGGCGGAATGAGCGCTTTTTCCGGTTCCCTGTTGGCCGCCGCCGTCACCGGAACGGGTTCCTGCGTGCCCTCGATCGACATGCCGATCTTTTCTTCGATTTCGGTTTTCTCGGGGCGGACGCCTCCGTCCGCAAGCGCGGCAATTTCCTCGGCCTTCTGCAGCGGCGTCTGGACAGTGTCAAAAGTGATGTGGAGGCGGGCCAGCGGTTCTCCGTCTCCCAGGACAAGCGGGCTGATGGCGGCGTTAAAAGCTTCGGCGACCTTGGAACAGACCGCGGAGACGACCGAATTCCAGCTGTCCGTGTGCGCTCCCCCGGCCAGCGTGCCGGAGCCTGATTCATTCAGGACGGTCAGAGTGCCGGCCATGACAAACCGCACCTGGTCCTTGTCGGACATGTTGATTCGGGACAGGAAATAGTTTTCGTTGATGTTGGAGGCTTTCAACGGTTCGGCGGTGCAGCCGGGAGGAAGCACCATGGAGGCTCCCGATTTGAGTTCCTCACAGGCCCGTGCCAGCGCGTCCATGACGGCGGCGCTCGCGTCCTTGGGCGCCGTGATGATGACCGGGGCGCTTCCGTAGCGGTCCATATGGTTATCCCACGTGATTTTCGCGTGGTTGCGCTCAAAAGAGGCGCGGGTTGCCGGAAAAAGAATGGGGTTCCGGTGCTCCATGACCACGAGCGTTTCTTCCTCTACGCTCTCGCCTGTGTCGACCCCGATGTAGCACTGGGGGTTGAACTGCCAGTCGTTCAGCGCTCCGGGCCGCACCCAGTACCGCTGCGGGATGAATTCAAACCGGCGGCCCCAGGCGTCCTCAATGTATTGGAGGTGGGCGTAACCGTAGAACATGCCGGAGGCCAACTGCCCAAAGGCCTGTTGAAGTCCGGTGACGGAGTGATAGAATTCTTCCAGCGCGTTTTGCTGACGCTGGGCTTCGGGGCTGTCGTCCGCGGCGTCAATCACCCATCCCTGCATGGAGACGCTTTCAATGAGTCGGGAATAGAGCATGCCCAGCAAGCCGTCCGAGTAGATGACCTCGTCCCAAATGAGCATTTGGCGGGCAAAGGCTCCCCGCCGCGCTTCGTTCCGGGCGTCAATCAGGGTTTGCAGGTCGGCGCCCTGCAACGGATCCCAATATTCAAACCATTGGGGCTGGTTAGGCTTCCTGCTCTGTTCCGTCAAGGCTCGCCGGGTGAGTTCCGTTTCAAGCTCCTTGATTCTGGTCTCCTGTTGGGCTACCAGCTTCGGGGCGTTGAGGATATTTTTGACGGCGTTAAACCTGAGGCAAAGAAAAGGTGGTTGCAGGGGAAGGAGTTGGACCTTCGATTCAGGGACAGGAACCCCGCGTGATACCGTTTCACCACCCTGCGATTAATTACATATCTTCATATATTGATACGTTGATATATTGTCAACCCTAATATCTCCCGTAAGCGCGTTTTGATGACACGGGCCGGGCGTACCAGGCTCCCAGCGTCCGCGCCAGTCCGCTGTTCCGGCGCGCGTGCCAGGCCATCACAAGGGCGTCGGCCCGGTCGGGGGAACGAACGCCCCGCTTTGCCATATCTTCCTTGCTTTCAATGCGGACGCGGCCTATTGCATCCGTCTGGAGCCGCGGCGCGACCAGCTGTTCAATCGTGTCCTCGTCAATGTCGAGGATGAGTTCTTTTTCCTCAATGGCGCGCGCCAGGGCCCGCCATGCCTGGGCTCGCAGATTGACAAAGGCTTGTGTGTCATCCGCCGGAAACCCGCCGCGGTAGGAGTGCACCGGAAAGCCCTCGGCGCGGAAGTCATCAATGATGGGGAGCCCTAGGCCGTCGCCGTCGGCAAAGATGCGGTCGGCAGAGATGCCGAGTTCGGCGGCCTTCCGGCGGAAACGTCCGCGCGCTCCTACGGTGTCCGGGTCGGACCAGTGGTCGGCGATGAAAAAACGGTTGCCCTGCCCGGCCGCAAAGACGTTTTCATCGCCTCCCGCGGCAAAGTCGAAGCCGCCGCAGGTCTCTCCGGTGTCCAGGAAGGGAGGCGGGTTGTTGACCAGCTCCATGAGAGCGCGGCGGGAAATGACGGATTGTCCGTCAAGGTCGGTGAATTCACCAAGGATGGCCGAGCGGTAGAAGGAGGACTGCTCACCATATTCTTTCTTCAGGCGTTCGGCCTTGCCCGGGTCGTTGATTTCAATGTGCGGGCAATCCTCGTATTTGACGCGGATTTTGTAGTAGAGCGATGAATTTTTGTGAAAGCAGTCGTAGAAGGTGCCGGAATCGGCGCCCGGCGACGAGGTGATGAACGCGTGAAAGAGCGTGCAGCGGGAAACGGCGGTGAAGATGGAGTCCGGAATGGTTTTGGCCTCGTCCAGGACGTAAAAGACAGGATCCACGTCGGGCGAGATTTTTGGATGCCATCCTTCCGCACGTCCCGCGTTGTCGGTGGAGAAACCCACGGCAAAGCCTCCCTCCGGCGTGCGGATCTCCGTCTTGTTGAAGGTCCAGCCGGAAAAGAAAGGATTGTCCATGTAGCGGCGGAGCGCGGGAAAGAGCTGCTTTTCCACCTGCATCCACGATGAGGACGTAACGGGGACCTGTCCCCGCGGAAAACAGGTGAGAAAGTACAGGATGGCGGGAGCGATGCAGTTGCTTGTCTTGCCGGATCCGTTAGGAGCGACCAGAGCCACGCTTTTCCCTCTCAGGGTCAGCTTGCCCAGGGACAACGCCTTGATGGCCTCCACCTGCCATGGATAGGGGTCAAGGCGGAGGATATGGCGCAAGAAGAAGCTGACGGGGATTCGTGTCCTGACGGGTTAGGGATGGAGTTTGCCGGCGATGGTTTCCAGAGCGGTTTTCTCGTCTTCCTGCAGCTGGGCGAGCTGCTCAGGGTCCAGCGTGATTTTCCGTTCCAGCGGCGCTCCGGGAACGCCGGCGACGTCCTGACGGACCCGGTCTCCGAATTTATCAGGAGCGAAGCGGGCGGCGACTTTCAGCCGGGTTTCAATGGCGAGCTTCTTCGCGGCGACGGAGGCGGAGCCGCATTCCGGGTCAAGGGCGACTTTCGCGGCTTCGTCGGCCAGCTCCTGGCAGGCGTCAATCATAGCTTCCGACTGCGCTTCCCGCGCGCGTTGAATGAGTTTGGAAAACTCCGGCTTTGTTTCACGCCAGTTCCAGACCGTCCAGACCTCCGGCATGTGGTCATCGGAGCAGATGGATTTCATGGTTTCCCCGTCGGCCAGGCGGGAGGCTATCTCGGCAGCCAGTTCCTCTGTGTAGAGGCTCGGCCGCCCCGGTTTTCTTTTGGTGGTAGGTTTATTTTTCCTGCGGTTCTATCATAGGAGATAACGGATATTCAAATCAAGCGCGTTGTTTGTTCTTGATTCGGGGCGCGTGTGTCCCAAACTTTGGTCGAGATGAAACAATGTCCCATCTGCGGAAAGGATGTTCCTCCGCGCGCGGGCAAGCGCGACAGCGTGTACTGTTCCCGGGCCTGCCTCCAGGCTCACTATGCGGAGGCCTGGGAAACGCTCACATGCCCTGTGTGCGGGAACGTATTCCGGGCCCAAAAACTGTGGCGCCGTCAATACTGCTCTGCGGAGTGCGCCAACCGCGCCCAGCGAGGGAGGAAAATCACGTCCGCAGCGTTTTTGGAGGCCTGCCGGCATCGAGGCGTGCCCGGTCCGCGCAAGCATCCGAGGACAGGAAAATTTGAAACCAATTGCCATGCAAAAGTCTGGCGATTGGAATCACCGGAGGGCGAGATGGTGGAGGCTCGCAACCTCAAGCTTTACATGACCACCAGATTCGGCGACGATGAGGGCAAAAGGATTTATAGTCTTCTGTCCTGCGCGGCCGGGCGGTTCCGCAAATCGGGACGCGGCACGGGGGCTGGATGGCGGATTCTGGAAGCTCCATCCGTCCCGGAATAAAAAAGGGGCGGCTTCGAAAAAAACCGCCCCTTTTTAAGGGAAATGGGCGTTTCCGCCCGGATGATCTTGCGATCGTTTTAATCCACAGCCCCGAAGGGCTGAACGTTCAGAGAGAACGCCTCCTCCTATCATTTTTTGATGGAGGCGGCAACGAAAAAAAATTCTTCTTTTTTCATTTTTTCTCTTGCAATACTAAACATTGTTTAGTATATTGACCTTGTTGACGGGAGGAAGGGACCAACCGGAGACACAATCCACAACCAAATCAGAAAGAACAAGAAAATGGAAATCACCAACATCAAAGGAATGACGGCCCAGGAAATCGCTGACGAACTCAATAAGAATGGGTACAGCTACTACGGCGAACGCGCCCGCGCCTGGGAAGGCAGCACTCAGAGCCGCATCTATTTCGGCTGGGACTATGTCATCATTAACCAGGACGGCACCATCACCAATAACAAGCCGAAAAGAGCCCGCGCACTGACGATTGGAAACCCGGCGGTTGAAGCCATTGAGGAAGTAGTTACCCCCGCCGCTGAAGAAACCAAAGAGGAAGAAAAGGAAGAGTCCGAAGACAAAATCATCACCACGGAAGACGGAGAAGAAATCAACCTGACCGCTCTTGAATGCGAATTCGGCAGCTACGACTTTGAAGGCAAGACCTACTATGCTGCTCGCCAAATGGAATTAACCAATCGTCTTTTTGACGGATGCTACAACGACGCGGAAGAAGGAGAGGAATACATCTCGGAATACTCCGCGCCCGGATACGACGAAAACGGAAACCCCGTGGAAATCTTCATGACTTTCACGCAGGTGAAAGGTGAAGAGATAGACCCGGAAAACCTTAACTGGTTCCAGGACTCCGACCGCGTTGAAGCCCTCTAACCATGATTCCAGGGCGGTGCATGCCGCCCTGGCACAGCTATGACTATTCAAGAATTTGTTGATTGGGTGCAGTCCAGATACCATTTGCGATCCAAAACTTCTGCGGTCAAAAAGGCTGCGCAAGTGTTGCGTGTGACGGAAATGGCGGTGTGGCAATGGTTGGGCGGGTCCAGAAAAACGAGTCCTTCCATGGAGCTGTTGATGGAGCTAATCACCCGTCACGGATTGCCGGAAGAATAGGCCTATACGAGATTCCAGGGTATACGAGATTCCAGGGCTATTCCCGGGGATGGTAATTGATCTCGCGGTAGGATTTCCAACCACAGGTGATGATGGTGCCGCAAAGGTGGATGCGGGAAACAATGGCCGGCCCGAGTCGATCTTCAAGGGCGGCGGGGCTGTAGTTGGAGATGATGATGGTCGGTTTGCCGTTCTGGTGCCGATAGTCAATGAGCCTTTCCAGCGCGGCGCCTGCAAAGTCCGTGTCCTTGACCTCGTGATACTCGTCCAGCACCAGAAGATACGGGGCCTTGTATCGCTTCATAACATCGGATTCCGAGCCGTTGCCGTTAAACGTCTCTCTCAAGTCCATCGTGTAATCATAGGCCTTGGTATAGAGGACGCGCCTCTTTCGCCTGTACATGAGGCGTCCAAGAAACGTGCTCAATACCGTTTTCCCGGTGCCGTATCGCCCGTTCAGTACAATGATACTCCCAGGCGTCAAAACGAGGCGGTAGGCATCACGCAGGGCTTTCTTCCATGGTTCCCCGGTTACTTCGTCAAGGCAATCAATAGCTCGGCGGGGAAAACCGCGGTCAATCAGGCCAAGGCGTTCGTATGCCGCTCGGCGTTCTTCTTCCCGCTGCTTTTCAGCAGCCAGAGCTTCCGCTTCAAGCTCTTCAATGCTTCTTCCGTCGTCCTCGGCAAGAAGGGTGATGGATTCCAGGAGGCTTTCAAGATTAACTCCCTTCAGTCCTCCCTGGGGTTTAATGGGTTCGTCAATCTTTCCAGAGGTCATCTCTTCTTGATGGTTTAGTCGTTGATTTTGGCTTGGTTCCCACGGTATTGGCGGGTTTCATCCCGGGCGCGGCCGCATTGTTCCGGGCCCAGGTGGCAGCGTATTGGCGAGCCATGGGCCGCCAGTCCGCCAGGGGGACGCCGTGCCGGTTTCGCCATCCAACGGCGGACTGTTCGTCGAAAAACCGTTCCGCGCACCGGGTCAGCTCGTCTCCAAGCGGGTGCAGAACCTGGGCGGCCATAAAGCGGTCAACCTCGGTAACGTCCTTCGGAAATTGGCAAACCTCGCGCCCGGTTGTAGTTGTAGTAGTATTATTATCTTCTCTTCTCTTCTCTGGTAACGGTTTTTGTAACGGTTCAAGCGTTACATTTGCGTTACATGTTTTTGCAACTCGCTCATGATGAGCTTTTCTGCTATTCGCGACACGGCGGTTCGTATTGGCCCTATTCTTGGCGGATTGGCCGTTGTGGCGGTCAAAATTGGGGATTGAAAGGAGGCCCTCGCGTCCATTCAACCAGCCGACTTTGACAAGCCCAGCGGCGAAGCCGGGGCAGAATACGAGACGGTCGAGAAACGAATTTGTAACGGTAATGGCGTTACCAGAAACGGATTGTTGATCAGCCCAAATCCAGAGGCGAAGCAGCTTGCCGACAACGGCATCCTGATCAATTCCAAGGATGCCGGCCAGCTTCACCACTTCGGGTTTGTCCGGTGTCGTGTGTTCCACCTTGATCCAGTCTCCGGCCATATCAAAAAAGCGTCAGTTGGGGGTTGTAGATTTCATAAAGACCAGGAAGACGGTCTTCCCGCGGCGGTGTCCGAACAAAGGTTCATGGCTGGCCAGCTTCAACACTTCTGCCGTGCTGACCTGATCCTCACACCATTTGAACACCAGAACGCCGCCCGGTTCCAAAACCCGGAAACACTCCCGGAAACCGGCCTTCAAATCCTCCTGCCAAGTCTCCCTGTCCAGTTTTCCGTATTTCTTGGCCAGCCAGGACGATTCCCCGGCGTGAATCAGGTGCGGAGGGTCGAACACGACAAGGCGAAACGCCCCGTCACTGAAAGGCATGGCCCGGAAGTCTCCGACGACATCCGGCTTGATTTCCAGAGTGCGCCCGTCGCAAAGCGTGTGTGTTTCCTCCCGGCGGTCCATGAACACCACGTCAGGATGGCGGCGGTCAAACCAGAACATGCGGGAGCCGCAGCAGGCATCAAGCACAGGCTTCACTTGCCCTCCTTTCCGTCCGCCAGGGTTTCCCCCACCTGGGCGGGTGCGTTTTCCAGCGAGTTATGCGGATTCACATCCGTGTTCTCCCCCGCGGCGTCCGCCGTGTATTT